TTTAAATTCATTAAGAAGGCTTGGTCTCCACCGTTTACCTGATAGGTATCACATGGTGCTACGTTTGCATTAGTTTGGGGTATAAAAGAAAAGAACAATGCTAATAACATTGGTGTCAAAAGCATTGCTCTTATTTTAAGTCTTTTGTTTTTAACCTTTCTCACTCCAAGGCAATATATGCCTAATTACATTATACTTTATTAATTAAAGTTATATTATATTATGAGTTAAGAATTGCTGTTGGATCAATATCTTTTCCTGCTGACCAACGAATGTTGTCACGCATTTCAAAATGTAAGTGTGGACCAGAAGAATTTCCTGTGTTTCCACTTAATCCAATTGCTTGTCCTTTGGTTACTTTGTCTCCAGGCTTTACATCTAGTTTAGAAAGATGTGCATAAATTACCCATCCACCTTCAACTTTTTGTACTGCTTGAGTTCCATAGGATTTGCCCCAGTTTGCTGGCTCAATTTTTCCATCTGCAACTGCAACTATTGGTGTACCTGTTTTACACGCATAGTCGACCCCAGTATGATAACCTTTAGACCACATCTTACCTAATTTTTTGTAAGGTGTTGTAATTTTTCCATCTTTGATTGGTGATGCCATTTATATCTCCTAATAAATAAAATAGAGGGATAGATTTCTCCACCCCTCTAATTATTATACTATCTTATTATTTGCTGGTTGCCCAAGGATTACTTGAATCATTATCTACTAATGAAGTACTTCCAGCAAGTTTTTTGGCTGTCTTCGCATAAATAGACATACCGACATCTGTAGCCTCAATTTCATAGGCGTGTGCGTTAGTACCGTCAGTCTTTTTATATTCACGATACTTAAGTTTTCCTTGTACAATAACCTTGTCACCCTTTTTTAAGGTTGATGCAAGATTTTTTCCAAGGCTTCTCCATGCGGAAACATTGTAATATGCTGTGTCGCCATCTTTCCAACCACCACTACCATCTGGCATGCGATCTGTACAAGCAACACGGATATTTGTTACATTCTTATCTGATCCAAAATCTTTTTCTTCTGGATCTTTTACTAAATTACCTACAATAGTTACCATTGTTGGCATATATTACCCTCTCTCTACTCTGTTATGTTTTATATCTAGGATAGGATCAAGTGCGACCTTTGCCCCTAGATTTTCTAATGTCTTCTTTACCTTATCTAGGTATTGAATACATAGAAATCTTTCTGTTTCTGAGTAATGTCTCCATTGACTCTCATAGAATTGTATCGTAAGAAAGGTATCATAGTCAAGTATATCTATCTTAAATTGTTTAGGAATAGGTATAGTACGAACTGCTCTTTTCATTAAAACTGTATACATTACTTTATCTCCATTGTTATTCCAGACCAAACATTAAACCAGTCTTCTTTTGTTTTATGTTGATTAAATTCTTTAGATATCTTTCCACCCTCAAAATATACTCCACCCCATACGCCCCACTCTTGATTACTGACAGCATAAGCCAAGCATTGTCTTTGTGCTGGACACTGAGTACATAAAGAATCAACCATACCTGCAACATCTTTATCTTCTTCATACTTATCAAAAAATAAGTTAGTATCCATATTAAGGCATGCGGCCTTGTCATCAAATTTATACATTATATTTTTTTAAAACCTTCTTCGGTATTTGCCAACCAGTTAAACCATAAGAGTATACTTCTCTTTTACACCAAACATTATTATGAAATACACCATCTTGACTCATGTACCCATCCTCATCTTTATATGTCCAAGCAATGTCCCAACCAATCCAAGATAATTCAGGGTGAGACTTAACAAGTAATTCAGCGTCTTCAAGTTTAATCATTATCTTCCTCCACGGTAGAATCTAACTTAACAAAAATTCCAATAAAGGTAATAATTATATTAAATATAAATAAGAATACAAAACCAATTTGATCAGTCTCTATACCATAAGCAAGGAATGTTAGTTGTGCTAAAAACCACATTATAGTCATAAAGATAAATGATCCAGTTGTTACTGAAATAAACATAATAAAAATTGAGGTAATCATTAATACTTGTGTAAGGAATACAATTAGTGACCAAGTGTTAAGACTAATATCTAAAAATTCCAACCTCGCACCCTTCTACTTGTTGAGCCTGTTGAGTAAGTCTAGATACGTTTTCTTTTGGAGAACTAAAAAAAGCAAAGTAGTTAACAAAAGAAATATTTTCTATAATCCAATATGAAGGTACTTTAGAAAAAGTAATCTTATAACCTTTTTGTTTTAAGAAATTCTCAGAAGAATTACAGAATGCTGCAGTATAACTGTTAATAGTATGTGGACCAGCAGACCATACTTGAATATCTGGATCATCGGTTTTACTAGAAAGAGCAACGCCCATAGCCCTCATGAAAATATCATAATCGCTAAAAGACTTAGTACCCTCAACAACAATAACCATTTTATTTTTCTTTCTACTTATTAAATGAATCTACGATTTTAATAATTTTACTTAATTGTTTTTCTGGCATATTAATTACGTCTACTGGAACTGCTTCATCTGTTAAGATTTCTCCACTTGCGTGAACGTCTGCTTCATACAAAACATTATCATGAACCCAATAGGCTTTATCTTTAACTATAGCAACATCAACTTTACTTCTTTTTTCAAGTTTTTCCATTTGACTTTCTTTTCTTATTTTGGGTGCATCTTCTGAATTTAGAATCTGATCTAAATCAAAAGTTTTTACCTTTTTGGTCCAAAGTTTTTTGATATAAAACAAGTTCATACCCAAGGTAAGAACACTTGTTCCTATAATGATTAAGCAAAGTTTGTATAGTATTAAAGCCTTTGCCTTGTTCATTCATATCAACACCTTTGTTTATACTATTATACCTATAGTTAGATATAATGTCAACTAATTTTTAGATTTTTGCTCTTTAACTACCTTGTTTTTTAACTTGATTAACTTATCTTTTTTACTTTGATCATAAAGAGAGTCTAGTCTTTTTTTCTCTTGTTCTGCTAATATACTATTTATATTTAAATTTAAATGCTTTATGGCTTGTTCTGATCTAATTTTATGAATAACAAAGTCATGTTCCATTTGATTGCATTTTGTTTTATAGTATTGAATCAAAGATTCATAGTATTCTATTTCTTGAGCATCCATTTATAATTCCCTTCGTTAGTTAATTATACTATTTATCTGAAGGATTGTCAATGTATTTACGTAGTGAAAAAGCAGAATCATACCATATAGGATCATTAGACTTTTGAGATCTTATTCTCATAATTGCATTTCTTTTTGATGTAGCCCATGAGTACCCCGAATCTCCACCCCAAAGAAGCCAAGCAATTTTTCCATTAGATGGTCTTTCTGTGTTGTTCCAATCTTTTCCTTGTTTGTCTACTTCATGACGAGAAAAGAAAGAATACATTCTTAATACTGTGTCTGGACTTAGTTCTGCTCTGTTAGCCAAGTCTCTAGCACGAGCAACACCAACTGCTGTACCACCTCTGCCAAACTTACGTCTTAATTCTAACCCTCTGCGTGCGTTATTTGCCATTGATTCTGTAGGCTTTAAATCTAAATCATCTAAACTTGCTTTTTCTAAATCAATATCTTCTGTAAATTTTTTAACAGTTAAAGTTTTCATTTTGTGTCCAACAGTAATATCTGTAGGTTTTCCATCACGATAAAGTCTAATTGCTACTGCTGGATTATCTGGTGTTCCTGTAATTTCAAATGAACTATCTGGAACTTTTATTTTTCCATTTCTAACAACTCTAATTACTTTTCCTTCTGCTCTTCCGCCACTTGAATTCCAAGATACCATTTGTCCAACACGAACTGAATTTGCTTTTGACATATCATCTTCATGATTTGGATTATCCATATCATCTTGAACGTCACTACCAACAGTTACATATCCATCTGGAATTACTGCAAATCTGCAAGCACCTGCTTCTTCAATCGGCATATCTAATATTGCACAAGCAACTGATGATTTATGTAATGCACAATTTCCACAGTTTACTCCTATAGAATTATTTTCATTATTTGCACCATCTACATAGCCAACCCAAACTCCTCTTGCTTTATCTAATGGTCCAACTTTTTCTGATAAGGCTATTAAAGAATCTGCTAATGCTCTTTCTTCGTTTGATAATTCATCGTATAGTGGTTTGCCTTCCCACATTTCTTCTTTAATCATTTATAATCCTTTTACAAATGGAAATAACATATCTGGACAACATTTTGCAACTGGAACACAGTTAGGAACCATTTGTCCATTTGCTCCTGGCTTCATGCCTCTTTGAACGTACCCATCCCAACAAGGGGCTTGCTTGTCCATGTGATCTGGACAGTTTTCTTTATCGGTACACTCTTCAAGTGAATGTGGCTGTCTATTTGGAACATTTTCATTAGTCATTGTTCCATGATTGTCTTTATAAAAATCGGTCAATAATGCTTTTCCTAATGCTTTTTTAGCATCTGCTTCTGCAGCATAAAGTGCACGTTGTTGTTGAATGGCTGATTCTCTAGTTTTATGGCATCCATGTTTGGTTCCAGTTGGACCAACCACTTCATAACCACCTTTGCAACCTGAGCCGCCTGCTTTGATATCGTATGGCATATAGTAATTATAGCACTATCTATTACGCTTTGTGAGCATATTTTGAAGAAAGTTTACCTCATCATAGTTAATAAGAGGAAATACATCTTTTTCATAGTCTAATGGTTTTAACATTACCATAGGAGTTCCTTCTTCATCAAAATTCATTTCTATATACCCTTTTTCCCATAGGTCAAAGGCTATTTGATTAATATGCTTCATATGCTCTTCAAATAGTTCTGGCATAACTTCTCTACATTTATCAGTCATTGTATAAGTAATTTCTTGAGTAATTGGATCTACCCCATAAATTTCTATAAGACCATGCTCTAACAATAACTCCAAAAACCCTGGAATTTCTTCAAACTCATCCATTATATTAGCCTATAAGTCTCTAAATAATCTTTGATGTCTGGAGTTATTTCTGGCTTTTCTTTCTTTGTTTCTGGCTCATGTCTATCTGATTTTGTTGTTTTCCAAGTATGAACTTCAATCTCTTGAACCTTTTCTCTTCTTGTGTTTGCAATTGCATTATACACAGATCCACACATTGCGTCTGCCAAGTCTTTAGATTTTTTCCTAGGATGATCTACACGACTTCCAACAATTCTTAATTCTAAAAGTTCATCTTTTAATACATCAATATGAGGGGCAACAAGTCTTTCTTCATAAATCAACATAGCAAGATCTTCATAATGTTTTTTAGCAACAGACAATGTTTCAGTTCTAATTCCCACTTGCTTTAACTCTTGTTGAATATCAAAAGACTGCCAACGATCAAAAGAAACCAAACCTAGATTAAATCCAAGTCTTCTTAAATTAATAATCCAATTCTTTACTTCACTTAAATCTACAGGGCCTTCTTTGTGTGGCTCCCACCATACAATAGCATCTACTACAACTAAAGGAACTACTTGTTCATAGTCATTAAATGATTTAACACTTACCCATTTATCTACGTGAGCAATAGATACTGCACACTTGTCATGCTTTTGTGCAAGGTCAGCGTGAACATAGTAAACTGTATTAGGATCTGCAACAAAAGTTTCATCTATTCTTTTAGCAGAATCTATTGGATTTCTTCTAGACAGGCTTGACTCTATCTTTTCCCTTGACTTAAAAAATGCATCTGAAGATACACTAGCCATACAAGCAAAACGCATCAAAGCATCTTGCGGATCATCAAAGAATGCTTTTTTAAAATCTTCTATCTTTCTTGTTGGGTTCATTTCCCATGTTGGTCTACGCAATGCAAATATTCCAGGAAGTTTATAAGACTCTATGTGATCTTCTTCCCACTCTATAGAAAATTTATTTTTAACATCGTCTTCTGGTAACTCTGGATTAACAACAAACTCATGCTGTCTTGTTACAGTATCTTTATCTGCAATAACCGCTTCATATCTTTGAGAAATAAAATCACCTTTGTATCTAGGAAATGATAAAAGAATTACTTTACCAAAGTCTGGAAAGCGAGAGTCTACAGATCCTCTAAACGCTTTATACATATTGTCTGCAGTCTTTCCTTGTTCATTACCACCAGAACCTTCCATTGCAAAAGCAGAAATCTCATCTAGTACTGCAAGCATTAAGTTTAAACCTTCTGCAGATTCTCTTTCAGAATGTCCAGAGTATACTGTAATGGCTTTATTGAATTCTATATTATTAACTTTTGCTTCATACTTTCCAGCAAACCAAGGAGAGTTTTCAATCTTTGATTTAAAGCCTTTAAAAAATACGTTCTTTGCTTGCTCTGCGTTAACAGCAACGTTAATTAAATCTATCGCATCATTCGATGGTTTCCCAAAATACCTCGATGGATCTTTGAGGCATAAAAGTTTATAGACAATATAAGCACAGCCAATGGTAGAAGTATGATCTTTACCACTACCCTTTCCACACATAAGAATAACTTCTTGCTTAGTATATTTTTTATAATGTTTTTCCCCTTCTTCTTTTCCCATCAATTTTACTAAATCTTCTTTTTTATATATCTGGCTCATGCATTCAACAAGTGTATACTGATACTCAGATAATTCTGGCATATTAAGATAGTCTTTGCTTTTAACAAAAGTTCTTACATCTACTGGCTTTTCTTCAAATTGATTTTCATCTAATGCTTCTAAAAAATCACTCAGGTCTAGAGTCAATTACAACTACCTCCGTTTGAATCTCAGACAACTTTTCCATAATCTCTTGTCTAATTTCTGGATGGTTAGAAGCAACCTCTTTTAAGATACCAATTAAAACTCCTTGTTTTCTTTCCATTTCAATAATCTGTTCTGCTATTTCTTTATTATCTAGCAAGCCTGCTTTTTGCAGCATCTCAAGTCTTTTACTTTCAATATCTGCTATCAATTTGATAGCCTGAGTTTTTGCACCAAGGTTTGCATTCTGATCTGCAACATCAATAACTTCATAAGATTTTTTTATTAATGAAGAAAAGTGTTGGTCTGCTCCAGCAAGGGCTTCTTTTGCACGAGCATGAATTGCTTGGTTATTGGCAGCCATCGCTCGCCAATCGTTAAGAAGTGTCATAACCTTTGCTCTAGGTATATCTAATTGTTTAGAGATTTGCGAAGCGTCTAAACCTTTTAAATATTCGGTAGCAACACTGTTAACAAGGTCAAGGTGTTTAACTAAATCATTCTCTGTCATTTAATGTCCTTAATAATACAAGGTATCCAATAAGATCTAAAATTGTATCTTCAGAAGCATACTCTTTACCTTTATGTATTCTATTAAGTTTATCATCAATACGAATATATAGTTGTTCTTTTGGATTTGATTTGCTAAATATATTGATAGGATGACTATATGAACTACCATATGATTGATTTTTATTAATAAGTAGTTCTGCTATATCAAGACATTCATCTAATATCTTTCTACCCGCAGGTGCTTGGGTTGAGATATCACGAATAAACTTCATACGATCTTCAAGTTGTTTTTCAAAATCTGGATACTTA